CAAATCCGACAAGTGGCTTAATATAAAACGTTGGTGCTGTAGGTGTTTCGCTAATATGCGAAGCTTTTTTTATTTGCCTGAAAATAGCAAAACACCTTATTCGACACCTTATTTACTAGATTTATAGAAATTATCAAAAGTTTTTGCTGCTTCTGAGTAACCATCTTCAGTGATATGTGCATACGTATTTAATGTAACTTTAATATCTGAATGTCCTAAAATGTTTTGAATGACTTTTACATTAATACCTTGTTCGAGAAGAAAACTTGCAGCAGAATGACGCAAATCATGAAATGATATTTTAGTAAGATCGTTATTTTCTTTTTTCTCTAAAAATCGATTAAACATTCTAGTGACAGAAGCGGGGGTGAAAGGGGTACCGTCGCCATGACTAAAGATTAATATAACGGTTTTCCCATCTAAATCTTTTGCCCCTTTCCATTGCAAACCTAACTTATCTTTGTTTTTTTGCTTTTCTTTTGCAAGTTCTTTAATTTCTTCCATCAGTCCAGCTGGAGCGGGGACAATTCTTTTTCGCTTATTTTTAGTTTCATCTAGCTTTATGCCTTCACTAGCACTCTTTATAACTGCTCTATAAACGTTAATTGTATTTTTATTGTAATTCATATCTTTAGTTGTTAAACCGATGACTTCGCCACGTCTAAGACCGCAGTATAGCGCTAATTTAATCATTACTTGTTGATATTTTTGTAATATCTTAATGCGATCTATTAACACTTCTATTTCTCGTCTATTATAAATATTTTTTTCTGGTACTTTATAGGATGGTTTTTTCACTGATAAAGATACGTCTGTTTCAGTAATTCCCCATAAAGTAGCATATTTAAATAAGCTTCTAATAACTCGATGATGTCCCTCTAAAGCGCTTGAACTAACTCCTTTTTTTTGAACTTCATGAAAGTAGTCGAGCAACTGCATAGTTGTAATTTTACTTATTTTCTTCCTCTCAAAATAAGGTATAATCCAGTTTTCAAGAAAGAGGTTATACTTATCAATAGTATTACCTTTTAGCTCTCTTTTTGCGTAATTTATGCGCCATTTCTCCACAAAGTCAATAAATCTCATATCTTTTATTTCCGTGTAATCGCTTGAATAGACATAAGCTTCAAAATTAGAAAGTTCTAGTTTTAACGCTTTTACTGTTTTAGCTGTTACGTTTTTTGTTTTACGGATTTGTTTTCCCCGAGCATCATAACCTTTCGAAACTCGCAACTCGTATTTATTATTACCTAAAGAAACATAACTAGCCATCAGATAGACTCCTTTTTATCTTTTTCATTTATTAATTTTTTAATGCGAGTGAGAAATTTTATAAAATTATATTTAAATTCTTGATATTCTTCTTCGCTTATTTCTTTGTCTGGATCAGTATTATTTATATGTCCTACTTGTAAATATTCCCTCCCTTCTTCCTCCATTTCTCTATTGAAGCGGTACATAGTATCTCTTTGTTTCATAATTAATCCTCCTTTCGCACATACGTTCTTTTTTCGGTAAAAAGAAAAGCCCGGAGGCTCTCTTTTATTTAAATTCAATATTGATAGTCATCGATTTAGTAATTTCGTCATACGTTTCACTGTTATAGACTGGTGATGTTTTTATAGTTACTTTATTTATTTTATCCACGTTGTCTTTTTTTAATATACAAATAACATATTCATCTTCAACTATGACATCTGGTTGTACAGTGAAGACACCATTTATACCAATGTTGTCAGTCATAACATCAATTTGTTGTTTTTGGTCTGTGATGATATAATCAATTCCATTAAAATTTAGCGCATTTTTTCCAGTGTTTTCTAAATCATATTTAACTTGTATTGTGTAGTAAGGATCTGTGACAGGGACTTTTCCACCGCTAAATTCCTCTTTTTCTGCGTCACTGACATTCTCTCGTTTAAAGATTTTTACATCCTTAATTAACATATTTAAGTCGCCTAAATCTACTTTTATTTTTGGAGTTGCAATCTTTTCAAGAGTCACTTTAGTATCGTAATCTTTATCTTTAGTCCATTCTCCCACTTTCAATAAAAGACCATCTTCTACATATTCATCTGATGTATTATTATCTTTTTTATTTTTCACTTCGGCACTGCCATCAGAATGATTTTCTTTTCTTGTATTATCTGTTCCGCCACATCCTGTTAAAAAAATACTAAAAGCTAACATAAATCCCGCTAATAAAGCTATCCCTTTTTTCATATTCATTCTCCCTTTATATTTTATTTTCCTGTGAGCTTCATATTAGTTTTATCAAAAGCACTACTTCCAGCCATCTTTGTCTCGTCTTCATATCTTAGCTCAACCATGGGCCTATGATTGCTATCTCCCCCAAAAAGAGTACCAAGAGCGCGTTGTTGTATTTCATTCCCTAAATAATCAGCATTTTTTTGTTTGATTGTTTCATCTTGATATTTTAAGTCTTGAGTTACATATGCAATTAACATATCATATTCATTTTCGAATGGAACCACTTTTATTAGTATTCCGTTTGATTCAGAAATTAATCGATTAATAGACTCGTTAAAAGACTCTATACCTTCTTGAGTGACTGTATATGCCGTAGAAGCGTCTGCTTGATCCATTTCTTCTGTTTCTTCTACTTCATTTGTTTCGGCATCTTCTTTAATATCCTTTTTTGGGTCATCTGTTGTTACATTTTCTTCTGGATTCTCCACAATATAATTATAAAGCTGAACGGTTCTTACTAAAGAAAAAGTAAGAAGTAAAACTGTAGTTACTATAATGATTAACGTATATTTTCGGCGATTTTCATTTTTAATAACTTTTATTACAGCAAATGTCAAAGTCGCTAGAGTAGCGAAAAATAAAAGAACCCATATACCATTAAACAAACTTAATATAATTAATAATAAAAGAATCCAAAACCACCATTTTTTTAGTAAGTAACTATACTTGCTCATCCCGCATCTCCTTTTTATAAAAACATAATTATTAAAATTACTATGACAGGAATAGTTATCAACAATGTCATTAAACAACCACATCCTGACATTAATTTACCAGATTCTTCCATAATTTCGCCGGCTTTTTGTGCTTTTCCGTTGTTGTTGCTTTGATAAATGATTGGTGTTAGACAGTTAGGACATTGATTTTCGTGATTGTCTAGTGCATGTCCGCATTTAGGGCAATACATATGTTCACCTCGTCAAAATTTATTAGCACCCATAATCATAAGGATAAAAAGAGTTATCCTCCTGGAAAACTTGAATGGTAGAGCCAAAATGTATAATATAATTACCATTATTATACATTAGTCCATATTTTTCTCTATAATTCTCTACTACTTCAATCAAAAATTTTTCAGTAACATTTAAAAAAGTAGCAGCTTCATAATATGTTCTGTAGCCAAGATCGTAGCATAAAGCAAGTGTTTGTAAATTTACTAAGTATTCATGAGATTTACGACGAGCGAATTTTTCTTGTTTAATATTATCGATGTTATTAAAATTTGTTATATCCCCAACGGTGTATTTCCAATGCATTGCCTCTTCTATAATAGTACATCTAAGCTCACTTTCTGTTAACGATGGATGCAAATGGACAACTTTATTTTGTATAAAGCCAAATAATTTCGTCGGCAAGCTGTTATCAATAATGAAATTCAATTCCGGAAATTCTTGTTTTAGTTCAGAACTTGTTTTATTCATCTATGAGCCTCCTAAAAAATTGTATTTAGGCTATTCTTCTTTTTGCGAACGTATAAACTTGAGGTATTTTTCTATTTCTATTCTTTCATCTTCTGTTAAGTCATCATCGATATGAGCTGCAAGTAAGTCGCTGTTGTCGAATTCTTCTCTTCCTAATAAGTAATCTGTAGAAACATCGAAATAGTTAGCAATTGCTTCTAGCTCGTGAGCTCTAATATCTCTTTCGCCAGATTCTATCCTATTCATTACGCTTTTATTAATCCCGATACGATTAGCCAATTCGCGTTGAGAGATATTTCTCTTTTCCCTAAGATTGATAATCATTTCATTGACTTTCATATTTACCACCTTTTACTTTTAATAATATTAAGATAACACATTGCTAAAACAGAAATGCAAAAATTGCTAAAATAGAACTTGACATTTCTGTTTTAGCAACGTATACTAAGATTATAAAGATTGCTGAAACAGAAACGGAGGTGATTTTATGCAAGTTGAAATTGATTTAAAATACATCAGAGAAAAAAGAGAATCTCTTGGGTTTTCTCAAAAAGATATGGCTATAAAGTTAGGATTTAAGAATGCATCCACATATTTAAAATATGAAACAGGAGAGTATAAAATTAAAGCAGAAATGTTGCCTCTTTTGGCAAAGATACTAAAATGCAATATATCGAATTTTTTTACCAAAAACGTTGCTAAAACAGAAACGGGAGATTTTGCGAAAATAGGAGGCTAGAAAATGAACAGAAGATATTTGAGTAATAAAAGAAGTGAAGAGAAAGAATCAGTTTTTAAAACCAAAAACATACCACCAGAAAACTTAAAATCGTTAAATATTAAGATGCAAGGCGATAGAAACTGTTGTTATGGAGTATTAGAAATCAATGGAAAACAATTAAAAAAAGGAATTACAGCGGTCAAGTTAGATTTAAAAGCAGGATCATTACCAGTTGTACAAGTGGAATATCATCCATACACAATCAGCGAAGAAATGCGAAGACTTTTATGGTCTGGAAAATACTAAAAATCATAATTTAGGAGGAAGGAAAATGACTGTTGAAGAAAAAATTGAAGCTTTAAAAATTGCAAAAGAATTAGAAAAGGAATTTCATCCATATGCAAAAGTAGAAATTACGGTAGATGGTGTAAAAATAGTTGAGAACTTGTGTTTTGAACCAAATGGTGCCGATTCTAAGAAAATCGACACCGACACTACTAATAAATGTGTTGTTTGTTTAGAAAAAGCAGACTTAGAGCTAGAAAACGGAAATTTCATTTGTGAAAACTGCGCTCAAATAATGGGAGAGCTAGCTGAAGACTAAACTTTGTTCCAAATATTTACAAAATTTTGCGCTTCTAGTTCTAATTCTAAAACAGACTCGCTCATAAGGGGTTTAGCAGTTATTAATCCCCCGTTTTGTAAATTCAACACTGAAAACTCTGAAGAATCTACTGCAAAATATTTTTCTGATAGTTGCATCATGGTGAGAGTAGAACCAATATTTCTCTTAGTTACCTTGGTGTTAGTGTCTTTCTTTTTATAATAATTTTTCACAAGAAAGTTTTTACCATCAATTGTTAATCCGATTTCTGGGCTAGTTCGGACAAATAAATCATCAGAATAAGACCAAAAGGATTTTCCAACAGGGAAATACGAAGCATTATTTTTTCGAATAAAAGAAACGTATTTAGTAACTGCTCGTTGATAATTTTTTGCCTTTTTTTCACTGACTCTTTTAGGAAGCTCGAGTAAATCTTCTATAGGTAAATTTTTTTCGTGAGTTTTCTTTATTTCATCACGCAGCTTCTTCCAATAATCAACTGATGGATCATATTCAGAATTTTTCACTTGCCTAATGTAATTTATTTTTGCTGATGTACTAACTTTTGAACTATAAGTTAAAAATTGTGTAAGTGACAATTCAATCGCCATATTAAAACACCTCCCTTCACAAAAACTATAGCACTGTGAAAGGGCGAACAGAAAGGAGAACAAAATGTCAAATTTACAAGTAATTGCAAATGATATGTTGCCAGTTTTAGAAAATGAAAAAGGCGAGAAATTCGTAAATGCTAGGACATTGCATGAAAAACTAATGACTACAACGAAATTCGCTGATTGGATTAAAAGACGAATTCGCCAATACGGATTTGTAGAAAATGAAGATTTTTTCTCACTTCTCAAAAATGAGAAACGAGCAATCGGAGCTACTACATCAATAGATTATATCTTTACTCTTGATTCTGGAAAAGAATTGGCAATGGTAGAGAATACAGAACAAGGTCGAGCAATCCGAAAATACTTCATTGAAGTAGAAAAACAAGCGAGGAAATTAGCAACTGAATATCCAACGTTTTCATACATGATAGAAGATCCAGTCGCTAGAGCTAAAAAATGGATTGAGGAACAACAAGAGAAGCAAGAGGCGTTAAAAAAACTTGAGGAACAAAAGCCAAAAGTAGTTTTTGCGGAAGCTGTACAAACGAGCGAGAACACAATTTTAGTAAAAGATTTAGCTACTATTCTTAAACAAAAAGGATTAGATATAGGGCAAAACAGACTTTTCGAATGGTTGAGAGGTAGCGGCTATTTGTTAAATAAAGGTGCTTATTACAATAAACCGTCTCAAAAGGCAATGAATTTAGGATTGTTTGAACAAAAAACACATATTCATACAGATAGAAATGGGTTAATGATAACGACCTATACACCAAGGATAACTGGTAAAGGACAAGTATATCTATTAAACAAACTATTAGAAGAACACGATCAAGTTATAAGTTAAGCGTCGCCTACCACAACAACGCTCATACAGACAACTAATAGTCACGGGGAGCGACTAACAACAGTATATAACAATAAGTTGTTAATTAGTCGCTGAAAAAATAACAAAAAAAGGATTGAGATATTATGTTTCAAAAATCAACATCAGCAACAGCCGCGATGCAAGTTTTAGCAGAAACTCGCACGCAAAAAGAGCTAGCGATAGATAGTTTTGTAACGCCAGCACTAATAAGCAATCAGATAAGAGGAAAGCGAACAGTTTCACTTGAACAAGCAGAACATTTAATTGATAGCTACAACGAACCAGAAAGTACCTATTTATTCGCACATGAATTTAGTAACGGAATGATACCGCCATTGTTCGACGGCTTAGACAACCATCACGCTTCTTTAACTAACCGCTTTGAACTAGAAGTTGAAGAAGCAATAAACACGCTGAAAAACGGCTTAGAGACAATGACATTCAATTTAAGAAAAGGTGACATGCTACAACGAGAAGCCGCGAAACAAGCTATTTCAGAAATAACGGATGTGATTGCAACAGCTTTAACTCTAAATACAAGTATAGCAAGAACATTCAATATAGATTTACAGCAAGTTTTAAGTAAACGTGATCAATATTATAAAAAGTTAGGAGTTGTTAAAAATGACGTTTAATGCAATAACAGCGCCGGAGTTATTAAAAAAAATGAAGCAACAAGGTATTGAAATTAGTCGTTCTAAGCTCTACAAAATGGTTAAACAAGACGAAATCCCATATACAAAAATTGGTTCAAATCTATTTTTTGTAGAAGATCAAATTGAAGAGTGGGTAAGAAATGGCGGGACAGCTAGTCAGGCGGTAAGAGCTTGAAAGTGTTATTCAGCATCTTAGTAATAATAGCAGCGGCGTTAACGTTAATAAATTTATGTAATTTGATTTTAATTCTAATTTTAGTATAGGGGGCAATAAAGATGGCAGAGAGAATTTTTCAGAAGCAAACGATTTTCGGTAATAGCGAGATTTTTATTGACGACAGAACGAAAATGATAGCTAATCCGGCTTTCAGACAGAGAATAGCTTTAATTGAAACAGGTTGCGAGAAAATGACGGATTATATCGAAGAATTGAAGTTAAAAGGCTATGAGGAGGTCACGCGCTGATGGATTTATTTATTATATTGTTTTTCGTGTCGCTAATGTCAATGATAACAGGCTACTGGCTGAGAGGAAGTGATAAACGTGGTTGAAAATCCGATGGTTGTTGATGCTTGTTGGTCCAGTTTTGAAAGGATAAGCCAAATTTGGCATAACGAATATTTAGAGGAATTAGAGCGTACTAATGAAGAAGAGGCGGAAAACGAAGAATAAAAAAGACCCACATAGCAGTGTGGGTCGAGGATTTGAGATATTACCTTAAAGAAATTATACCTTAAATCCAAAAATTAAGCAATGGAGGTATAACATGGATAATTTTAAAACGATTCATTATGGCTTTAAAGTCGTGATACATGATTATGACGATGAATTAACACCGCTTTATAACTTACTAAAGAAGCAATCAACTAACTTAGAAGGATCTAAACTATTTGATGAATTAATTGATATACATGAAAAGCTAGCTAAAAAAATCGAGCAGAGAGAAGGAATAAAGGCATGAAATTATACGAATTGACTCAAGCATATAATCAAGTATTAGAAATGGCGGAGGACTTAGACGCAGAAACGCTACAAGATACTTTAGACAGCATCAGAGAGCCGATAGAAGAAAAGGCGGAAAACATTATAAAAATGGTAAAAAGTATTGATGCTGAGACCGATGGATTAGCTAAAGAAGTAGAGAGGTTAACGAAGCGTAAAAAAGCGCTAGAAGCAAAAGCAAAAAATATGAAAGAGTATTTAGAAAGCGAAATGTTAAAAGTGGATATCCGTAAAATTAAAAGCCCCTTATTTACAATCAGCATTCAAAAGAACCCTCCTAGCTTGCGTTTAGAGGACGAAGAAAAGTTATTCATGTTTTTAGTCGAACAACCCAAAAAATTGGATAAAAAAGCTATTACAAGCGCTCTGAAAGAGGGCAGAGAAGTACCAGGGGCTGAGTTAGTACAAACTGAATCATTGAGAGTGAGGTAGGAATATGAAAACGAGCGAGTCAATTATTGAGATAAGTAAAGCATTATCTAAATTTCAAGAGCAAGCCGAACAACCTGCTAAATCAGCGGATAATCCATTTTTTAAAAGCAAATATGTACCTTTAGAGAGCGTAATTAGCGCAGTAAAAAAACATGCTCCCAAATTAGGATTATCTTATATCCAAATTCCGTTAACGGAAGAAAATAAAGTGGGTGTAAAAACGATTTTAATGCACGCTAGTGGTGAATTTGTTGAGTTCGACCCGTTTATGTTGCCTCTTGATAAAAACACAGCACAAGGAGCCGGAAGCGCTCTGACATACGCACGCAGATACACACTATCCGCCGCTTTTGGGATTGCAAGTGATGAAGATGACGACGGTAACAGCGCAAGTGGAAATACAAAGCCAAGTAATAAAAATCAAGCTAAACCGCAAACGCAAAACAATAATTTAGCGTCAGATGCACAGAGAAAGGCTATATTTGCAAAGGCTAAAGTTGTCGGAGAACCATTCGGACATGATGCTAAATTTGTTTTAGAGAGCTATAAAGTGACTGATACTAAATCAATGAGTAAAAGTGAAGCTTCAGCACTGATCAAGAGATTAGAAACAGAGATAGAAGCGCAAAAACAAGTTGAGTAGGAGGAAATAAGCTATGTCACTTGGGTGGATTAAACTGCATAGGGATTTAAAAGAAAAGCCAATTTGGAAAAGCTCTACACCCGAGCAAAAAACCATCCTTGTGACTTTGTTAATGATGGCAAATCACAAGGAAAATGAGTGGGAATGGAGAGGGAAACCTTTCAAAGCAAAACCGGGTGAATTCGTCACAAGTATCAAATCAATTACAGAAGAATGCGGAAAAGGTATCTCATCGCAAAATGTCAGAACAGCGTTAAAAAGATTTGAAAATTACGGATTTCTAACAAAGGAATCAACGAAGGTTAGCACCCTTATAAACGTAGTTAATTGGGGAGTTTATCAAGAGTTAGAAAATAAAACTAACACAGTTACTAACAAACAGCTAACAAACGACTCACAAACAGCTAACAAACAGCTAACAACTAACAAGAATGTAAGAACTAAAGAATGTAATAAAGATAACAACAACATTAACAACAGCGATTTAAATTTTAAGGATTTTTGGGAACAAAATGGATTCGGTATGATGCTACCGAATGAGCAAGAAAAACTACTTGCATGGGTAGATGATTTTTCTGGTAATCGAGAAATAGTTTTTAAGGCATTGGAAGTTACTTCCGAACAAGGAGCTAACAAACGTAATTATGCATACGTTAATAAAATTCTTAGAAACTGGGAAGAAAGAGGATTTAAAACGGTTGCTGATGTGAATGCAGCGGAAGAGGAAAGGCGAAAGCAAAATGAACAGAAGTATAACAAGCCCGCTTACGGCAAATACAACAAGAATCAGAAACAAGAAGTCTTGCCGGATTGGTTTGATAAAACAGAGAAGCAGCCAGAGAATAAAAAAACAGAATCAGAATCAAGCGGAGATTTAGAAAAGAAAGTAGCAGAAATTAAAGCGAAGTTAGCTGAGAGGGACGAGGTGCAGACGTGAAAATATACGAACAGCATAAAACAGATAAAGATCACATTGCAACACCTCGTTATGTTGTTGAAGACATCTACAACTTGATAGATATTGATTCTTTTAAAAGTATCTGGTTCCCATTTAACAACTATGATTCAGAATTTAAATTAAGAGCGGATGAACTAAATCTAAAGTATAAAGCAACGCACATTTTCGATGACTTAGGTAATGATTTTTTTTACTACAGAACCGCCAGCAAATTGCGATTTGATGATTAGTAACCCGCCGTTTTCGAATCAAAATGAAATTATTGAGCGTAGTTTTCGACTAATAAAAGAGAATAAAATCAAGTCATTTGCGTTATTGCTACCGCTCTCAACTCTCGAAACTGAGAAACGAGCAAATATATTCGAACAATATAGCAACAAGTTAGCAATATTGATATTCAAGAAACGTATCAAATTTTTAGGACATACAACATCATTCAATAGAGGCTGTTGCTGGATATGCTATAACATTTCAGCGTTGGAAGATAAGCGAATTCAATGGGTTTAGAGGAGTGAGAGCATGACAGAATACGCCCTCTACAAAGGCGACGATCTGTTGAAAATCGGTACATTAGACGAATTAGCAGAGTTTAGAAAAGTAAAGCGTGAAACTATATTTTTCTACGCTACGCCTTCTTACAGAAAAAGAACGTCAGAGAAGGGACTAAGAGTTATAAAACTGGATTAGGAGGAAGCGGAATGACAAAAGATGGTACAAAAGAAGCTCTTGCAGAGGTAGGGGTTACTCGAAAAAATCGACTGCTAAGAAAGATATGTCGGCATAAGGATAAAGAGATATTTAAGGATACATCCTATGACGGGATACAAGGTGAAAGGCGTGTGGTGGTTTGCAGAAATTGTGGAGAATTAGTTTCTGATTTTATTGCAAAATATGAGGGTGGCGGCTTTAAATGAATATAATCAAAAAAGGTGACCGAGTTCAGACTGTAACGGATACAGAGTGCAATAGGGCGGAGAGAAGGAGGAAAACAATGAAATTTAAAAAAGGTGACAGAGTAGAAGTTATTTGGCGAAGTGAGTTGCATCAGGGCTTGGTAGAAGAGGTTATTGAATTAACTGACGAATTAACTGACGAATTAATGGTTAAATTAGCTAAGACGCCCGCGATATATTATTTATTTAAAAAAAATCAAGTTAGCAAAGTCGAACTTGTGAAA